CAATCACAATTAAAGAAATTAGAACGTCAATTGAAAAAGATTCGATAATCTTTTGATCTACGAAAAAATTTTATTATATTAATATAAATAAATAGGAAAGACCAATGAGCATTTACGACGAAAAGACAAAAGAAGTGACGCAAGAAGTAGAAGAAAAAAGTAATGGTTCATTATATGAGGCTTTACATAATCAATTAGCGACGTTAGTTGATTACAATGATTCGATAATATTTCTTAACGATGAAATAAATGATCATACATTGACAGATTTAATTATACGTATGAGAAGTTTATTACAAAATCGAGAAGATAAAACGGCTCCTGTCAATTTAATGATCAACTCACCTGGTGGTGATGTACATGAAATGTTAGGTATTATTGATTACATAGAATCCCTAGAAGTTAAAGTAAATACTATATGTAGAGGTAGAGCCTTTTCAGCTGCTGCAATTATATTAGCATGCGGTACCGGTACCAGAATGATGAGTAAACGATCTACTGTAATGTTTCATCAATCATCTAGTTTCTTAGGAGGCAAAATGAGTGATATTACCGCATATTTAGATAATGTAAAGAATTTAGAAAAATCTATATATGATATTTTAGCTGATAAGACAAATAAAGACCAATCTTGGTGGAAAGATAATATGAAATCAGATTTATATTTAACTGCCGAACAATTAAAAGAATATAACGTAATCGATACAATAATATGAAATTAACAGCTGACCAAATAGCACAGAATTGGGATGAGTTATTAAACATCATCAAAACAGAATTTACCGGAGATCGAAAAGCCAAATTATTAGCAATGTATGCTGATCTAGAAGATCGCATGGCCATGTCTCCGGCTTCCTCTTTTAATCATTATCATAACGCATTTCCAGGAGGATATGTAGAACATGTGTTAAGAGTAATTAAATGTGCTCAAGAAGTACATGCGTTATGGACGCGTATGGAAGGAGATATGTCAGGTTATACTAGAGAAGAATTAATGTTTACTGCATTAAATCATGATATAGGTAAAATGGGCTTTCCAGGTGATGGTAATGAAATATACCAAATAAATGATTCAGAATGGCATAGAAAGAATCAAGGTAAAGAGTATAAAATTAATCCTAATAATCCATTTACATTAGTTAATGATTTATCTATTTGGTTATTACAACATTATGGAATAGAAATATCCTGGAATGAAATGTTAGGTATTAAATTAACAGATGGATTATATGATGAGTCAAATAAACCTTACTTTATATCTAGATCTGCAGATGCTAAACTTAAAACAAATTTAGGTTATGTGATGCATCAAGCCGATTCCATGGCTGCTCGAATAGAATACGAACGTTGGAATAATAACAAGCCTATTACTACCCAAGCACCTAAAAGGAAAATAACTAGTCCTCAAACGCAGATTAATGCAACTAAAATGTTTGATGATTTATTTGGAGATAAATAATGACAATTACAATAATAATATTATCGGTAATTTTAACAATTTCGGTATTTGTAAATATCAATCAATTACGTAAACAAGAATCTGATGCGGAATATATTGAAGATTTAGAAACTTCTAATGCAAAATTTTATGATTTTTTTACAACATTGAAATCACGTATGAATGAATCAAATTCAAAATTAAAACAAATTGATAGATTAGGATCATTTGAATCAGATGATGAAACAGGATTTATATTTACTGAATTACGTGATATAATAGATGACCTTAATAAAGGATTTTAATGGAAGACCTAGGCCCAGTAGATAAATTTTATGAATGGTTAGCAGCTGAATATGCGGACTTCGAAGCGAATGGACCTAAAAAACGTCGCGGAAGAAAGCCAACAAAAAATATGTATTTTACCTATATGACAGATCAGGCAATTATTGCATATAATAAAGAAACCAGCCAATCAAAGCGTAATAAAGTATTTAAAGAACATATTAATTATCCATTTAATAAATTAGTAGAAAATATATATCATACATTTCGATTTTCATATTTCGATGTGCCATATGAAGATGTTAAAGCTGAAGTTGTGGCGTTTTTAACAGAAAAAATAAGTAAATATCAAGAAGGTAAAGGTAAGGCCTTTTCATATTTTTCTATCGTGGCAAAAAATTATTTAATTATACAGAATAACGCTAATTATGCTAAGTTAAAATCAAGAACGGATACTACAGAAATTGATGCGGACCGAAATATATATGCAGAAGTATCTTTATCCGATCATCAAGAATCTTTACGTGATTTTACAGATTTATGGGTCGGGTGGTATGATACTCACATGAATACTATATTTTATAATAAACGTGATATTATGGTAGCAGATACTATTTTAGAAATATTCCGTATACGAGATAATATAGAAAACTTTAACAAAAAGGCTTTATATATTTTAATACGAGAACGGACTGGCCTAAAAACTCAAAATATTACTAAAGTTTTAAATGTTATGAAACGAGATTACTCGAAAATGTATTCAGTATATTCAAAGACCGGTCATATAGTTAATACAAATCCTTAATTCTTATATTTATATAAAAGGATTATCATGAGTACAGAATTTGAATTATTTAATGGTACAAATTTTTCTGACTTGATGCGTGATATATATCATAATTCAAAAAAGAAAGATCGTCAAATACAAGGCCTTATTAAGGAATTGCAACCATTAATAAAGAATGTAGGCGATGCTACTGTATTAGTTCCTATGATAAAAGATTATCTGGAAGTATCTGTTAAAAATGATGATGCCTTAATTAAACTAGCTGCAGTTGTTCAACGACTGGTATCGGCTTCAATGAAAGAATCTGATGATGGTGAGTTTGGTTTATCCGATGAAGAACGACGTCAATTATTAGAAGATGCTGAAGCTGAAATAGAAAAGTTGCAACCAGATAACAAGGAATCTAATGGCAAGCAATCTCAATCTACAGATAGGACAAGTAGTACAGACCGCAATCCCGACTCAATTTGATCAATATACAGATGAACGTGAAGTAGAACTAGCCCCCGGTACAATTCGTGTACAGTTACATGCTCACCGATCATCATTCTCTAGTATAATAACTGCCATTCCAGCCAACGCAAATTTTGTCAATGTACCATTATATGGAGAACAGGTTATTATATTCAGTGCCATATCTGGTCTTTCGGAAGATTCAAAAACAGAGCAGTATTATTATATGCCAGCCGTAAGTATACATGGCCAGGTAAATAATAATATAATGCCGTTTATACAAAATACTCGAGTGGATGGTAAAAATTATACAACCGAAGGTATATCATCTACTAAAAAAACAAAAGTTCCGGAACAATTATCCTTTGAATCACGTAATATTGTTAATATACAGCCTTACCAAGGAGATACAATTTTACAAGATCGATTTGGATCTGTGTTAAGATTTTCAAGTACACATCGCAATTTATCAGCATATTCTCAAAAACCCATATGGCAAGGCAGTACTGCAGGCGATCCATTTGTTGCATTAACATGTGGATTAGATGGTGCACGAAAATCTGGTTATTTTACAATTGAAAATCCGGATAAAGATTCTAGTTTAATTTATTTATCGTCTACACAAAAAATAAATAATTTAAAGTTGGCACAACGTAAAATAGGTTTACAGACAAAATCTTTAACGTCGTATACGAATCCTCAAGTAGTTATATCATCTAATCGCTTAATATTTAACGCCCGAGAAGATGAATTAGTATTAGTATCTAAAAAAGATATTAAATTAGCTACTCCAAACTGGTCTATAGATGTTGATACTTTAGTAACTCAGTTAGAAGCATTGGTAACTGCTATAACTAAAATGACGCATGCAACCAGCTCCGGCCCATCCGGCCCACCTATTAATTTAGCAGAATTTACAAAAATATTAACAGAAATAAAGCGTATGAAACAATAAGGAATGTTATGCCATTAAATAAACCATTATTAGTAACTGAAATTGTAACTGTTTTAAAAAAAGCGGAGCAAAATACTTCAAATAAAAATAAAGCACAGCTAGATCTGGCTAAAGGATTAGCAAATGCAATTGAAAAATATGTTAGATCTGGGACTGTAACAACTACTGTTATAACCACTAGCGGTGCTGGTACAGGTACCGGTATAATTAGTTAACCAATTATTAACGTAGTACATATTTATTAAAAAGGATATTACTATGAGCTCAAAATCATTTGTAAAGTTATTACGAAAAATTATTAGAGAAGAAGTTCAGGGCGCGGTCCGCGAAGTATTAACTGAACAAAAGACTAATCACAAACAAGTTATTGAACATGGAATGCAGATGCATGAGGCTGTTAATTCTCGGCCTACAAAACAATTTACAAAAAATTCAATGTTAAATGATTTATTAAATGAGACGGCTAAGACTCCATCATCTGCAGAACAGTCAGATTGGAGTACAATGAATTTTAAATCAGAAATGGCAGAAGCGTTTGGCATGCCCGCGGCCATGGGCACAAATATTGCACCATCTACTGGTATTAATGGCGAAGCCGTAAATATGCAGAAAGAAGGTGTAGCAGCTACGGTGAATGCAATGACAAAAGATTATTCCGCGTTAATGAAAGCAATTGATAAAAAGAAAATGAATAGATAATGGCTAGACCTATTTACAAATATCAACCTATCAATGAAACTCCGGATATCGCTATAGGCATACCTTTACCATTTAATATGGCTAGCAAAGTACGTAAAGATTCTGCTAATTATGCATCCGGTAGTTTAGCTGGTAATTCTGTATTTGGTGCTACTTATACTACTCAAGATCAAGTAATTTCAAATTTAAAAAATTTGTTATTAACGCAGAAAGGTGAACGTTTAATGCAACCTAATTTTGGAACTAATATATATCAAATGCTCTTTGAAAATAATACTCAAGATATTAGATCATCGATTAAAAAAACGTTGACAAAAGATATAAATTTTTGGATTCCATACATAACAGTAAACGATGTAAAATTATTATCTAACAATGATATGCATCAATTAACCATATCATTACATTTTCAAATTACAAATATTGGTTCAAATTTAGTTATAAACATTATAGCATCGGAAAATGGAATTGAATTAGGCATGCCATCACCGGATATGACATCAGAGTTACGTCAAATTAGAAATGGATATTAAGGAAAGGTTAACTCATGAGTAATTTAATTAAAAAAGATGTAAAATATTTAAATAAAGATTTTGCTCAATTTAGACAAAATTTAATAAGCTTTGCAAAAAACTATTTTCCGGATACATATCAGGATTTTAATGAATCATCCCCGGGGATGATGTTTATTGAAATGGCGTCGTATGTCGGTGATGTATTATCATATTATACAGATACTCAATACCGCGAATCTTTATTATCATCGGCACAAGAAACATCAAATATATTAGCATTATCACAATTATTTGGATATAAGCCAAAATTAAATTCTCCAGCAAAGTCTAAATTAGATGTTTTTCAATTAGTCATTGCATCTGGATCAGGTGCCAGTGCTCGGCCGGATATGAATTATGCGTTGTCTATAGATTCAAATATAGAATTAGAAAGTGAAGAAGGAATTAAATTTAGATCAATAACACCTATAGACTTTAACGATGATCCAGATATATCAGTTTATGAAATTGATTCGACAGGAAATGTAGCTAGATATTTATTAAAAAAACAAGTTGATATCGAATCTGGTGATATAAAATCTTTAACATTTACATTTAATGATCCTAAACCTTATGATAAAATAGCACTTCCAGATTCAAATATTATTAATATTATCGACGTAACTGACTCGGCAGGTAATAAATGGAATGAAGTTGATTACCTGGCACAGGATACAATTTTTGAAGATATTGCGAATATACCTTTTAATGATCCGGAGTTATCGGCGCATCGATCAACTGTACCATATATATTAAAACTACGTAAAACGCCTAGAAGATATGTATCGCGGTTGCGTGATGATAATCGACTAGAATTGCAATTTGGATCTGGAATATCTGCAGACCAAGATGAGGAGATTATTCCAAATCCAAAAAATGTCGGATCGGGGTTAGAGTATCTAAAACGTACAACTACTGATTCTATAGATCCTACTAACTTTTTATATACTAGTACATATGGAATATCACCTTCGAATACAACGTTGACAGTGCGATATACTGTAGGTGGCTCTCTTTCAGATAATGTAGGTATCAATTCAATAACAAAAATAAATAACATTGAATATATAAATGAAATCTCAAACGTTAATCTAACAGATTCAAAATCATCTATAGCAGTTACTAATCCAGAACCAGCTGTTGGTGGTAAAACAAAAGAAAATTTAGAAAATATTAAACAAAATGCCATGGCGGCATTTGCAGCTCAGAATAGAGCAATTACACGTGAAGATTATATTGCAAGAATATATTCTATGCCATCTAGGTTTGGGTCAGTGGCTAAAGCTTATATAGTAGGTGATACTCAAATTAATACAAAGGATGTTACATATCCTGCGGATGCAATATCAAATCCATTTGCGTTAAATTTATATTTATTGGCACAAAATTCATCTGGCCATTTTGTAGGATGTAACCAAGCATTAAAAGAAAATATAAGAACTTATATATCGCAATATCGTATGTTAACTGATGCAATAAATATTAAATCTGCATTTATAATAAATTTGGCAGTTGATTTTGAAATTATAACTCGACCAAATTATAATAGCAATGAAGTGTTAATAGCATGCATTGCAAAATTAAAAATGTTATTATCAAATGATCGCATGCAGATAAATGCACCAATTAATATAGCAAATTTAGTAACGGCATTAGATTCAGTCGATGGTGTACAGTCAGTAACTAATTTAGAATTTTATAATAAATCAGGCGGATCATATTCAATTAACAAATATAATGTAACAAATGCAACTAAGAATAATATATTATACCCATCATTAGATCCGTGTATTTTTGAAATAAAATATCCAAATAATGATATTCGAGGAAAAGTTGTTAAACCTTAAGGAATTAAATGTATAGAATATTTTACGCAGAACGTGATACAACATTATATGAGCGATTTCCAAATCGTAATGCTGGTATAGATCAAATACTCGAGCTTAATAAAAATCAATCTGGTTCAATAATTGATGGTAAATATAGATCACAAACATTTAATACACGATTTATAATTGATTTTGGATCTGAAATTGATACTCTTACAACTGCAATTAATTCTGGAAAGATACCTGCTATAGGAAATTCTATAAATTCCGCATCAGTTTATTTATCTTTAAGATCTTCCGATGCATCTGATTTATTACAAAAATATAATTTAAAAGCATTTCCTGTATTCGAATCGTGGACAAATGGCCAAGGATATACAAATGATAATCCGGAAACCACAATAGGAGCTTCTTGGTTATATCGTGATTCAAAAGATAGTACTACATGGAATGCATCAAATGATCATCCGGCTACGACTCAAGCAAATGGCGGTGGTTCATTTCTTACCGGTACAACAAACGAAGCTTCACAATCATTTAATAATCAAGTACCTGACATAAGAATGAATGTTACTGATATAGTAGATAATTGGGTTAAAGGTAATATTACTAACTACGGATTCATCGTTAAACGACCTCTAACCGACGAAAAATCGGCCGAATCGTTAGGTTCTTTAAAATTCTTTGGGAGAGAATCGCATACAATATTTGTACCTCGATTAGAAGTAGTATGGGATAATACCACATTTACAAATACAGGATCGGCTGAAATTTCTGCAGATACATATGTACCTTATATTAAAAATATAAAATCGGAATATAGGACTTCAGAAATTGTAAAATTGCGCATAGGTGTTCGTCCAGAATTTCCTAACAAATCATATATAACAACGTCGTTTTATTTAACTGGAGAGAGATTACCAACTTCTTCATATTATAGTATAATAGATTCTGTTACGAACGAAACAATAATTGCATATGATACTTTAGGTACTCAAATTGATTGTGATGAGAATGGTAGTTTCTTTAAATTACGAATGGATTCATTTATGCCAGAACGTTACTATAAAATACAATTAAAAATTGAAAGAGATGCCGGCGATGATATACAAACATTTGATGATTTTTATTTTAAGGTTGTTAACTAATGATAGATCGCAAAAAATATCGTGAATATAAATTAAAACAAACCAAGGAATTTGGTAAAATAGATTCTACATTTGATTATTTTATTCAACCTGATCAAGATCCAACTATTATTGTAGATGAATTTATTTCTAATGTAGAACTGTCTGGTGATTTCCATGATATGTTAATAAATGAAAGAGTGGAGATTGCATTCCAATCCGCGGATAATGAGCCAGTAATAATTCCTAATTATCAGACATTAGAAGTTATGTTAGTTGAACGTGGATTAACTTACAATGCAATCCGTGTTCAAACAAATATAGATAATTTTATATATAATAACTTATATTTATTAGATGATAGATCAGCTGAATATAATAATATTATTCGATACGAAAGTGGTTATACACCATCCGCACCGTTTATAAGAGATCCAGGTGATTATATAGAAGGCAATGAATATAATAATCAAGTATATCAGAAACAAACGTATTTAGAAAAACTCCGTGCTCAATTTGAAGGTAATATGATTGTTTTAAATACAACTGGAAGGCTCGAAGTAGAATCGTTACGAATGATGATCTATGGAGAATGGAGACCAGTTGCATATGCAACTAGAGAAAATGGCCGAGCATTTCCGGAAATAAAAACATTAGAAATATATAATTGGATAAATGAATTAGGATTAGATTATAATGCAGCTGCGGATTGGTTTGATAACGATTCAGTATTAAATGTAATGATCGATGAAGGAGTTATTGCCAATTTAAAAGATGATGGTCGTAATTCATTAATATGGAATGATTTTACTCATTATTCTTGGGATGAAGGCGACCTCCGCGGTTCAGATAATACAGATTATGTACAACAAAGCAGATATAGACGATATATTGAAGAAACAGATAATAATGTATTTGATTTAGAATTTATACAACCATATGAACCAGCTGGTTCTGAGTTGTATTATAACGAGTATAGGCCATGGCAAGAAATATCGTAAGTAGTATAGAAGACAAATTAATTAAAGATGGTACTATTGAAGTACATTACTTTACTCCAGGAGAAAACTCTCGTTATATCATTGGCGGAGTAATAAAAGACTATGAAATAGAAGCAGATAAAATACTTGTTGATCATACTGCTACATTAGAATCGCATAACATACGACGTGGTGAATTTGATGCTGTAATAAATGTAAATGATCCGGTATTAGGATCTATAGACTTTCCAATGTTATATCTTAAAGAAATTTCTCCGGATAGACGTGAGTTACGATTTGAACATGTAGAAGTAGATAATCCAGAAGAACATACTGGGATGCTACAGGAATTTGCTGATAGTATAATTCAAGAACCTGTATTAAATTTTGGACAAAACCAACTTTTTAAAATTATTAATCAATTAATATTTGAAGATGATTTAATATTACGATTATTAGATCCATTACCAAATGATATTGAAGAAGAATCAACCGCATGGATAGTAGAACAATTATCTGATTCGTTTAATGATAACATCTTATTGGAATCAAATGTATCTTATAAAAATAATGAAATAGAATTACAAGGGCCAAATTTTGATGTTGAAACTACATATGGCACGGTAACTGAAACTGATTTTAAATCATGGAACACATTATTAGATGCAAATACATCCACGTCACAAAATGTAATTGATTCAATATTTTCTGGATCATTATCTGGCCAAAAATTAAATATTGATTATTCTGGATTCAATAATTTTATTCATTTTTCATCTGCAGCAGAGCGAGTTGCAAACTTTAAATATAAATTAGAATTAGTCGAATATTATGATTCTAGAATTGATATTTTAAATGCAGCATCTGGTTCTGATTCAACTACTTTACAAGGCAATGTAGCAGTTAACACTAGAAAAAAAGATAATATAATAGGATCATTTGATGGGTTTGAACGTTGGTTATATAATGAAAACACTGGAAGTTTATTTACAGGCCAATCTGTTTATACTATAAATGATTATGAAATAGAAGGTGGTCGAATTGGAGCTCAATCATATCGAATACAGCCATGGCCAAAATATATATCCAATGGTAAATTTGTATTACATCCTACTACTACTTCTATTGCCACTTCATGGTATAATGGCACATATTCAACTGCCTCCTTATATGATATAGAAAATGAATCATCTTTAATAAAAACAATACCAGAACATATACGATTAGATGAAAATAATTCACAATATGAATTATTTGTTAATATGATTGCACATCATTATGACATTATATATTCATATATAGATAATTTATCAAAAGTATATCATCCTCAAGAACATCCTAAATTAGCTCAAAGTAAAGATACGTTATATGAAATTGCAAAATCATTAGGATGGAATTTAACAGATGGCAATCAAGCCTCATCATTATGGCAATATAAATTAGGCGTCAATTCTGGTTCTGGTGCATATAAATCTACAAGTAATTTATTTTCAAAATCTGATGAACAGATCACATCAGAAGTATGGCAACGTATTGTCAATAACTTACCATATCTACTTAAAACTAAAGGAACGTCTAGAAGTATAAAAGCTTTAATGAATACATACGGAATTCCTCAAACTTTACTTTCTATACGCGAATATGGCGGTCCTAAAGTTGGCGAAAATTCTCCGGCATTGATTGAAGATAGATTTGCATATGCATTACAATTTGATAATGATGCTCATTTAAAAATACCAAATAATTGGGTATCAAGTAGTATTGACACATGGGGAATCGATCGAGGTGAAATTCCGGTCTTAACTCATGAGGTGCGATTTAAACCAGATTCTAAACAACATATGCATTTAATGTCTAGTCGAGATAACGATGATACATTATCATGGGCAATTGTATTACAACATACTGGATCTTATTCTGGTAGTGATCAGTATGGTCGATTACTTTTTGCTATTGCCGGGGATGATGGTGCGGCGTCTGCATCTATAACTGATTATGTTCCATTATATGATGGTAATTATTGGAATTTAAGTATTGGTGTTGATACAGTTAATAATACACCAAATACAAATACAACATATACGTTAAGATGTCAACAAGCTTCTGATTATATAACTGGTAAGATTATACATAAAACGGATGTGGCATTGGCTCCTACAAATGCAAGTCATTCCATATACTGGGGCTCCCCGGATGATTTAGGAGCATCACATATATTACGTTTAGGCGGAGGAATAGGCGGACAAGATGATTATTCTGTTAAAGCTGCATTATCAGCTGCATTTGCAGTTATGCCTGGTAAAACTACCGTAACAAATAACGAAAGTATATCCGGTGAGTTAATATCGAATTCATTTATTGGATCTATGCAAGAATACCGCGGGTGGCTCGAAGAAATAGATCAAGCAACATTTGATTTGCATACGTTGAATCCTACATCATACGTATCGGCATTAACACCTACTTCTTCATATGATACATTAATACGACATTATCCACTTGGTACAGATTTAAATACATTTGATTGTTCAGGCGCTCCTAGCAATTTTCGATTCACATCTAGCCATCCAAATCAAACAATTAAAGACTTTTCCCCACCTTTTATAGATAAAAATAATTCATATGCATCGGCATCTGGATTTGATGTACCTACAAATGCAACGCGAGGTAATTTTGTACCTGTTGAAGAAACGTATTATATACAAGGTGTTTCCTTAGGAGGCAATTTACCATATTCTCAAAAAATACGATTAGAAGATAATGAATTGGTAGGTAGGCTATCACCAAATTCTTCTGCTGAACGTTCAAGATTTGATAGAGCCCCAGTTGATACTAATCGTTTAGGATTATTTTACTCGATGGCCGATCAGATTAATAAAGAAATATTTAATCATATTGGTGATATCGAATTAGATGATTATGTAGGTGATCCAAATGATGAATTTGAATCTATATATCCAAATTTAAATACATTTGCAAATCAGTATTGGAAAAAATATACAGACCGTAATGATATAAACGCATATATTAGAATATTTAGTCAATTTGATTTTGCATTATTTAATCAAATAAACCAATTACTGCCAGAACGTGTAGATGAAGTATCTGGACTATTAGTTGAGCCACATGCATTAGAACGAATAAAAGTTAAAATAACTAATAAACCATCGTTTACAAATCCACAATATAATGTTACATTGCCAGACACAAATCCAACCGCTAGTGGAGAATATATAAATTACGAAACTTCTATATCAATGGCAGAAATAATTTCTGCAGAAACTATATATAATACAACTTCGAATGGATATGTCGATGGTAATTATTTATTTAATGTGCAGATGGTACAAACTAGCAGTTTCACATCTGGCTCTGTAAATGAAGGATTTGTGTTAAATTCTCGTGAGAGTGATGTTTATAAAGTAGAGACATTTTTTTATAGTTCATATGATAGTCAATCAATTGGCAATTATTCAAGTCGATCGAATATTGCTAGCAGTTACAGAGACGATGAATATATTCATATAGAAAATATAAAATATAATGGAAGCCGTATTAACGCACCAGGTATTAATCAACCTTCAATTTATCCACAATTAAATTACGATCCTATTATAGAAGTATTTGCGGTCAATCCTAATCAGTTAATTTATAATGGCGAACCAAGTGTAGATAATGAACAAGGTACTATACGTGTACAGTAAATTTACGGATAAGCATATTTATTAAAAAGTAGGATAAGATATGGGATATTTAAATAATAGTTCAATAACAATCGATGCAATTCTTACCAAAAAAGGTAGAGAATTATTAGCACGTGGAAGAGATGAATTTAAAATTACGCAATTTGCGTTAGCAGATGATGAAATTGATTACGATTTATATAATACAGAGCATCCTAACGGATCTGCATTTTATGGAGCGGCTATTGAAAATATGCCAATTTTAGAAGCATTGCCAGATGAAACTCAAATGATGAAATATAAATTAGTAACATTACCAAAAGGTACTGCAAGAATACCAGTAGTAGCGGTAGCACAAAATGCAATAACATTGCAGGCTAATCAAAGTACTATTATAAGTCCGGATACAGTTAACTTTACTGGCGGTAATAGACAATTTGGTTATACCGTAATTTTATCTGATTCAGATGCAGCAGAAATTAGAGTAACTCAAGGATTATCTAGAGCTGGTTCATCTGCAACAGCTCCGCAATTTATAGGAGATAATGAAGCCGCGCAAAGTGTTACCGTATCTGGTGTTGAATTTGAAATAATTGCAAAAGAACAGTATGATGCTGATGCAACAGCTACGGTGGTAGTTATTGGTAATGAGACCGGTGGCCGTGCAGTTATTGACTTAACTATTAAAAAATTAAATGTCGCGACCGTGTCTCGTCAAAATAATATAGAGAGTGCAAGATAAAAGGATAAATAAAAATGGCAACATATAATAGAAATGTAAACCGACAAGAACGTAGAGCAGTGCCAGTTAGATCTCAAGCCGTTTCTAGAATATCAGTAGAAGAGCAAGCTCGGCAATTAGCAGATGAGATCATTGCCGATCGCGATCGTGAACGTCGTATATCGCGATTAGGAAAAATATATACTCGATTTGATGAAGTAGATGATGTGTTATCTAATAATGTTGAAACTATAACGCGTGGTTTATTTTCTGGTAATGTTGCTAGCTTAACTGCCATGGCTAAATCTACTACATTGACAGCAACTCAAGAACGATATTATTATGAAATAAATGATACAAGTGGTAATTCTCAATTTTCAATAGCATATGGTCATTTTCATGGATCTGGATCTGGAGATTTATCTACTCAATTGAATAATGATACTCCGGCTCGGGCAATTTATAAACAATATGCACAAACATTGTTATCACCGACTGATAAAAAATTTACATTTGGTAGTACTGATTCTGATTCAATTTATGTTTTAAATTTTAATCGAGCAAGGATACGTGAAAAACTAGATCCAGGTAATTTTGAAATTACATTACGTCATATATCAGCATCTGCAAATGGGGTTGATGGGGCAGAAATATCAAGTAGTAACTTTATACAAATTATCGATGATTCATCTTTAACTTCCGCAACATTAGGTGAAAGTGGGCAAGTATATAATTTAGTATCAGGATCATTAGATCATTCTGGTGGTACTAGTATTAATGGTACTACTGTTTTTGGATTATTATATCCTCAATATGGAGTAGCAATATTAAATGCGGATCAATTAGATAAAAAAATTGATGCCGGCGGTATTGATTTACAAACTGATACCGATACTACCGAAGGATTTAATAATAGAAAATTATATACAGCATTATCATCATCACATGGAGCGGCAACAGCTGGTGGAAGGACTGGTGGTATACAAGCTAGATCATCCGAACAAGTTAAATCGACGTATTATTTTGTTAGAGCAAAAAATGCAGAATTTAATTATTCAAATAACCCAACATATGTAACAGGTTCATTAGGACAATTGTCATATAATTCATTTAAAACAAATCCGCAGACATATATTACATCAGTAGGGTTATATAATAATCGACGAGAATTATTAGCCGTTGCAAAATTAAGTCAACCGTTATTGAAAAATTATACTCGCGAAGCCTTAATTAAAGTTAAACTAGATTTTTAAGATAACATGATATGCCAATTACGCCAACAGTTTTTAGACCTATTCGTGCAAACGACTTTCAACGTCGTGCATTTAAGGCATACAAAAATTATCGTATAACCGATACCGCATTTGCTACATCATCAGGCTATGTGCATCATAACGCGATATATCATGGATTGCCAATTAATATTGGACATTCCGCGGAAACATATCCTGTCAATTCTTTAGATGATACTAATCAACATGTTATATGGCATAGCTTAAATCATCGATATTATAAACATCCGTCCAGCCCAGTCCGGTCTGCAGAATTGCCTAAAGCATCTAAGAATTTATATGAATCTGCATCATGTTTAATTGCTCCTTATTTCGAAGTAGGTGAACGTATAAAGCCTGGATCTGTAACCGGTACTTTTACTCATGGACATTCATATACGTTAACTGATGATGGCAATGGTAACTTAAATGATGATGCAATCAATTCATCAAATTTTGCATCTTCTAGTCGTAATATATTTTACATGTCATTTAATAAAGAGTTTAATACAAGTAAATCAAATATTAAAATTGTTGATGGCATTACCACTAGTGGTATATCGCTAGTATCTGGAAAGTCGGCTCATATTGTTAACAATTCACGTATACGTGTTAAACATGACGAAAAATTTAATAAATTTAATCGTACAGATGACTGGACAATATCATTTTGGAATAAAATTACTCCTGACGTGGCTTCAAGCCATTTCCCAATAATATCAAAAGGTGGCATACAAAAGAAAACAAAATTAGATCAGGAAAATTCTATTTATAAAGATGTCGATGAAATATCGTCAATGATTGGAATTACCGGTTCTTATAATACTTCACGTACTCCTTTTGTAGTTGGATTTGAATCAAATAATAGTTCTGGATCATGGCATTTTGTTAGTAGCAACGGATCTAATGAAATGCATATAAAAACTAACTTTACTAATTATAAAAGTTCTGATACAGATTGGAAGCATGTCGCAATTCGAAACTCTGCATCTTTCTGTCAAATATTTATCGATGGTGTAGCATCTAATGCAAGTGGTTCTATACCAGCTGGTTCAGTATCGAATGCATCGGATATCATAATCGGATCGTTTATATCCGGTAGTTCAGTAAATGCAGATTTAAATCTAGCAGAAATTCGAATGTATGATTATGCAGTCAACTCAACAGGATTATCATCATTAGCAAATCGTGATTACTTATCTGGAGAATTATATCAAACTAATATTGCTGGTAATGTATTTTATCGTAATGGCGAAATTGTAATATCATCGCCTATGCCTAAATATAATACCGGATCTGGTGCATTTGGTAATACTTTTGATATAACATATAAAGGGACTCATACTGTATATGAAAATGAAGTATTAATACGTGTTCCTAAGGATCAATTTAACGTGTCAATGAATCCTAGTGCGACATATACTCCGGCTACGGATAAATTACTATCGATATCAGACCAATCCAATATATTACCAGGAGATACACGTAAAACTATATTTACCTCCGGTGTCGCTGATCCGTATATTACTACAATTGGATTATACAATGATAAAGCACAATTAGTAGCAGTTTCAAAATTAGCACAGCCGATCCAAAAGCGAGATGATATTGACATGAATTTTGTCATTCGTTGGGATTATTAATATATTTATATAAAATAGGAATAAGTTATGGCATGGAAACGTAAATCAAAAATACGTGCAAACGCAATTAAACATGGTTACCGAAGTGGATTTGAACATCGTGTATCAGATCAATTAACAGAAGCAAGAGTCAAATACGGGTATGAAGACACGGTTATAAAATATATCAAACCAGAAACAAAACATACATATACAATTGATTTTACTTTACCAAATGGTATTTTGGTAGAAACGAAAGGCCGGTGGGTCTTAGAAGATCGTAAAAAACATTTGTTAATTAAAAAACAACATCCAGAGTTAGATATACGAATTGTCTTTCAATCGGCCCGTACAAAAATACGCAAAGGTTCAAAAACTACATACGGCGATTTTTGTGATAAACATGGTATTCCATGGGCAGAAAAAAGTATACCAGAAAGTTGGTTAAAAGGTTGAGCTTACGACTTATTTTTACTATATTCAATTTATTAATAAATTTTTAAGAAAGTTTATCTTGATTAAAACATTATCGTAGTATATGATAATGCTAATACTTAATATATAATATTAATGAGCAAATTTGCTATCACTACACTTATTGACTCTGTACTCGGTAAAGGTAAAATCAATTCAAATGATAATATTGCCTATTGTTGTCCATTCTGTCATACTAGTAAAAAGAAATTAGAAGTTAATATAGTTTCTCAACATTGGCATTGTTGGGTATGTAACGCAGCTGGCCGTAAATTAGCTGTATTGTTTCGTAAACTAAATGTTCAACGTGAAAAAATATCACGGTTAATACAATTACTCGATGATGTAGAATATCGACCTACCAAGACTACAACCGATACTCCGGTCATACAATTACCTGAAGAATATACACCATTATGGAAAATTAATACTAAAGCACCTGAATATCGTAATGCGGTACATTATTTAAAAAATAGAGGTATTACTATATATGATATACTTAAATATCGTATTGGTTATTGTACTAATGGATTATATAATGGTAAAATAATTATTCCAAGTTATGATGCCAATGGTAGTTTAAATTATTTTGTAGGCCGCGCATATTATGATACCGATTATAAACATAAGAATCCAAATACATCGAAAGATATTATAGGATTTGAATTGCATATAAACTGGAAAATGCCTATTATATTAGTTGAAGGTGCATTCGATGCAATTGCAATTAAAAGAAATGCAATACCATTATTTGGAAAAACTATACCAGATACATTAAAAATGCG